GCAGCGTTGGAGAGCGCCGAGAGGTTCCCAACAACTAGACCAGGTAGGCAATCGCTCAGGTACTGGGATTCAGCGCGCCGAATCCCTATAGAACGGGGGTTTGCGCCACGGTGGCACGCTCAGGGGCTTTTGGCGCTATACGGATAGCCGGCTCCGAACTGAACAAATCGCCGGCTCCGAGCTGAACAAATCGCCGTGCGACATGGCACCCCGAACGCGTACGGAACCGCGACATGGCACTCGAACGATCCTTCAGCAGATCCTTCGTAAACGCAATAAACGAAACCCCGTAGAGAGTTATAGGACCTATAGTAGTAGGGCTAACTTCCGCCTTATTTCCGCTCAGGCGGAGATTAGATGAGGCCGTCGTTGCGCAGGCGCTGCACGGGATCGAGCGCCTTGCGCGCTAGCTCGCCGGGGTAGTCGCGCTCGCCGGGATAGCAGTCAGCGATGCGCTGCAGGGCAACACGGTAGCGGTCCCGCTCGTGAAAGGCCTTGTTGACGTGACCATCGTACACGTGGCGAAGCACGTCGCTTCCAGCGCGAGTCAGGCAGAGGCGTCCTAGCCGCCGCTTAGCGAGCCCCAGGCCACATAGATCGGTTATCAGCTGCTCGTCCAGGTCCATCTCGATGGTCCGGCCGCTCAGGCGGGTCTGCCAGGAGTACCAGTCGATCATGCCGCCTCCCCGGGGCGCTCCGGGCGCCAGCCGAGGGTGGCCAGCGCCTCGAGGACGCGGTCGCTGACCACGCCCTCCTTACCCATGCAGTAGTAGTCCAGGTAGTCCTCGTACGACTGCGTGGAGATCGGCCCCTTGCGCTCGTTGCGCAGGTCCGCGACCATGCCGCCGGCATAGCGCCAGCTGCAGGTCCACGTGGAGTTGTCCTCGTGGACCCAGATGACGTTGCAGCAGGCGCAGTACAGCTCGTTGGCAAACTGGTCGTCGTCTAGCTGAGCTCCCAGGGCGATGATGTCTCTCTCCATGCTTCGCATGTCTGAAGTCTATAGCATGGGCGCCCCGGGGTTATACGGCGGACGCACTCCCCGGGGCCATGCTCGGTGCGCGACGTGCGCGGCCGTATCCTATAGGAAGTGCAGCCGGCTTACGCCGATGTTCCAGACTTTTGGTCTGTGAGACAACGGGCGAAAGGCGCCTATCTGACGCGTTTCGTGTGCCAGGATGGCACGTGTGCCACGGTGGCACGCACGATTGCCCCTTGACACGCCCCTGTAGGGCATGTATGCTGCGGTCTCCCGAAGAAGGAGAGACCACGTGGAGCCCACCACCCTCGGACCCAACCCCATGGCGCCGCTCAGCGCTGAGCAGCTCGTAGCGCTGCGAGAATCGATCCGGGAACACGGCGTCATGGTGCCGGTGCTGCTCAACCAGCACGGCCGCGTCATCGACGGCCACTACCGGTCGACCATCGCCGCCGAGCTCGGCCTCGACATGCCGACCACCACCAAGTACTACGACGACGCGTCGGGGGTCGGGCAGGAGCTCACCGACGAGGAGATGATCGACGCCATCGGGCTCAACGCCCAGCGCCGTCAGCTCGATGACTACTCGGCCGGTCAGATGAACCTCAAGCTCCTCGAGCTCTACGGCATCGAGTCGCGCCCGGGTCGCCGACCGGTGGGTCAGAAGACCACGTCGGAGATCGCCGCGCTCGCGGGCCAGTCCCTCCGCACGTTCCAGCGTCGCGTGGCCCTCGCCAAGCTCCTCGCCGAGGAGGAGCACACCGAGGTGCGCGAGCAGCTCGTCGCCGGGCAGATCTCCACGCGGGAGGCCCTGCACCAGGTCGCTGGCCCCGAGGACGACGAGAGCATCGAAACCCTTCCCGAGGCAGCCGTGCTCGAGCCGCGCGAGCTCAAGGTCGGCTGGCAGGGCGGTCCCGAGACCGACGGGCAGGACGTGGGCCTCGAGGGCGAGGACACCGCCCCCTCCGCCGAGCCTGCAAAGCCGCCGGTTTTCAAGGAGTTCGACGAGGACATCAAGACCGAGTACCGCTGCCCCAAGTGCCAGTACGAGTGGAGCGGCACTCCGCGGTGAACCACGAGATCCTCCCCCACTCCTGCCCTAGCTGCAGCGCTAGCTTCGTGGGACGGGACATCCCACAGCTCTCCGTTCAGATGGGATGGTATCCCAAGACCTGCCGCGACTGCAAGAAGCCCAACCACTTCAGTCGAGTGCAGGCGATCTACGACTGGCACCTCGATCGCACCGTCGCTTGGCGTTGCCCCGATTGCCAGCACGAGTGGAAGCGCTGATGTGCGGTATCGCCGGTAGCTTTCGTTGTGAGATAGACGTAGATGCCATGCTCGATCGAATCTCCCACAGGGGACCAGATGGGCGCGGCACATGCCGCTCCAGTGATCTTCTCCTGGGGCACGTCCGGCTAGCCATCCAGGATACCTCGGGGTCAGCCTCCCAGCCCTTCCGGTACGGGGACGTCACCCTGGCGTACAACGGAGAGGCGTGGAACCCGGAGGAGCTCCGTCGGGAGGCTACCCCCGACCAAAACTCCCTCCCCTGGACGAGTTCCTCGGATACGGAGCCGATCGCTAGGTTATTGGACCAGGTCGGAATAGCGTGCCTTCGGCTGATTGACGGCATGTTCGCGATGGCGTGGCAGGGACGCGACGGAGCGTGGCTCGCCCGTGACCGGTACGGGAAGATCCCCCTCTACTACGCCGAGCACGACGGGGGCTACGTCTTCGCGTCCGAGCTCAAGGCGTTCGACCTCTCGTGGGGAGTGCGGCCGAAGGCCGTGCCGCCTGGCTGCGCCGTGCGGCTCGCCACGGGCGAGGTCGTGCGATGGGACGCGGGCGTCGTGGCACCACCGTGCGAGCCAGAGGGCGTCCTAGCCATGCTACGCGAGGGCGTGCGTAAGCGGCTGATCTCCGACCGCCCCGTCTGCTTTCTGCTCTCGGGGGGCCTCGACTCCTCGCTCGTCCTATCCCTGGCCAAGGAGCTGCACCCCGAGCCCGTGGCCTACACGGCCGTGTACGACACCCAGTCAGACGACCTAGCCATGGCGAGGCGCGTCGCGCTGGAGCTCGACGTCCCCCTGGTGGAGGTGCAGGTCCCGCGGCCCACCCCGCGGTTGATCGCCGACGCGGTGGCCGCCGTAGAGGTGCCCATGAAGGCCCAGGTGGAGATCGCCATGGCGCACCTGCCTCTGATGCGTGCCGTCGCCTCCGACGGTTACCGCGTGGCCCTGTCGGGCGAGGCGGCCGACGAGCTGTTCTGCGGCTACGGCAACATGATGATGGCGGCGGGGCGAGCGCAGAGTGATGTCGAGTACCAGGAGGTCATCCGACGGGCCGTCGACAAGATGTCGCGCGGCAACTTCGTGCGCGTGAACAAGGTGATGATGGCCGCCGGAGTGGAGGGGCGCTTGCCCTTTATGGAGGAGGGACTCGTGGCCGCGGCGCTGGCCTCGACGAAGGCGAGCAACCCGCCCGGCAAGAAGGTGCTCAAGGCAGCCGCGTACCGGCGTGGGTTGCCGGCCTACGTGATTCGCCGCAAGAAGGACACCTTTCAGGGCGGCACGGGCATCGCCGCCGCCGTGGGAGACTTCATCAACTCCCCCACCAAGCACTACAACGCCGAGGCTCGCGAGCTCTTCGGCTTTCTGCCAAAGGAGTAAGAGGTGAACAACGAGAGGGCCCGAGCGGCCGCGTTCTTTCTGGAGGTGGTGCTGGTGATCGGCATCGGAGCCGCCGCCATCGAGGCATTCATCAGCTGGTGGAAGGGCAAGAAGCCGTGACCTACTCCCTGCCGAGCATGGGCGACGTGCGAGCGATCCGTGGTAGCAACGGCTACACGGTCGTCTCTACCTTCTCGGGGTGCGGCGGGTCGTGCCTCGGCTTCGAGATGGCGGGCTACGACGTGCGATACGCGCTCGAGTTCGTGCCCGAGGCGCGAGCGACCTACGCCCTCAACCACGACGGGGTCTACCTCGACGATCGTGACGTGCGCGAGGTACAGGCGAGCGACATCCAGCGCGTGGTGGGTCATCGCGAGGTCGACGTCTTCGAGGGCTCTCCTCCCTGCGCCTCCTTCTCTACCGCGGGAAAGCGCTCCGAGGGCTGGGGCAAGGTGAAGGACTACTCCGATACCAAGCAGCGAACCGACGATCTGTTCTTCGAGTACTCGCGCATCCTCCGCGACCTCCAGCCCAAGACCTTCGTGGCCGAGAACGTCAGCGGCCTCGTCACCGGCAAGGCGAAGGGATACTTCAAGGAGATCCTGGCCGAGCTCAAGGGGTGCGGCTACGCGGTGAGCGCCAGGATGCTGGACGCATCCTGGCTCGGAGTGCCGCAGGCGCGCAACCGCCTCATCTTCGTGGGAGTACGCAACGACCTCGTCGAACGCTACGGCGTCTCCCCGGTGCACCCGCAGCCCTTCTCCACCCAGCTCACGCTCCTGGACGCTCTGCCCGACGTGCTGGAGCGGGAGGAGTACGTGGACGCCGAGACGGGCGAGAGCACGGCCCTCGGTCGAGCGGTCTCTCGCGAGTGGGAGAGAACGCCCATGGGCGGCAAGTCCGATAAGTACTTTCAGCTGTGCCGACCCGACGTCGATCGCCCGGTCGGCACCATCACGGCCATGATCGGCAACACGGGCATGGCGTCGGTGTGCCATCCGTCGCAGAAGCGCAAGTTCAACCTCAGGGAACTGCGGCTGCTCTCGTCGTTCCCCGAGGACTTCGAGCTGACCGGTACCTTCGCTCAGCGGTGCGAGCGGCTGGGACGATCGGTGCCGCCGCTGATGATGAAGGCCGTAGCGGACACCCTTCGGGCCGAAGTGCTCGACAAGTGCAGGTAAGGAAGTAAGGAGGTAAGGATGAGCGACGACGTAAGTAAGAACTTCGACTCCGGCGCGTGGGCCTTTACGCCCGAGGTGGTCGAGGCCTTCGACGGGCACGTCAGCGTGCACGTCCCGAACTACCAGTTGATTCAGGAGCTCGTGGTGCACCTCAGCGACTGGTTCGCTCCGGCTCACGGCATCGTGGCCGACGTAGGGGCGGCTACCGGAACCACGGTGAAGATGATCGCTGATCGACATCCCCAGCGTCATCTGGACTTCTTTCTCTACGACGTAGAGCAGCCGATGCTTGACGCCGCGCAGCTCAAGTTTCAGGGCATGGAGACCACGCACTCCTTCTACGGATCCACCAACGATCTGGTGTTCGAGAACGCAGAGCACTCGTCCGCGGACCTCACGCTGTGTCTGTTTACGCTGCAGTTCGTTCCTACCCACCAGCGGGTGCGCTTGCTTCGCGCCATGCGCGAAGCAAGCAGGCCGGAGACCGGAGTGCTGATCGTAGCCGAGAAGATCGAACTGGACACCGGCATCTGGCAGGAGATTGCGAACGAGGCTACCTGGGACCACAAGGCCCAGCACGGCGTAGACGCAGAGGACATCCGCCTCAAGGCTAGGGCCCTGAGAGGAGTGCTGCGACCCGGAACAGCGGGCGATCTCAAGCGCCAGCTTGAGATCGCTGGATGGGGTACGCCCCTCGAGGCTTACCGCTGGTACAACTGGGGAGTTTGGGTTGTGAGAAACGACCTTGTGCCATGATGGCACTTGTGCCACGCTGGCACCAAGATGCTGCGGATAATCGCGCCCTTAGGCGCGATTATCCAGTATCTAAGCCAAAAAGTTGCAAAATGTACGACAACAATCGTACATGTCAAAAGCCGTGGACAACCTAGTGTAGTTCTGTTATCGCGCGCGCGTTACCCCTATAGAGAGATGAGAAGTTCTAAGTAGTCGTAGTTTTTTTGAGATATTGAAAAATAGAGAGGGATACCATACTTTTATGAAAGATAAAGAACCAGGCGACCAGCATCTACTGGAACAGTTGGGTGACGAAGAGCGCAGGCAAGAGTTAGAGACGATCTTGCTGGCTCTGCGAACCAGAAAGCTGGATGACTACTCGGCGGGCGTTCTCAACGCCCGCCTGATCGCGCTACTGCAAGCCGGAAGAGGTGGCAACATCTCGATGAACGCCCTGGCTAAGTCAACCAACCAGGCCCGCAGGACCTTCTATCGTCGGGTGCAGGTAGCGCGCGAACTCGCGCCACCTGAGATGGAGGATCTACGCAACGAGGTATCGGCCGGAAGACTCAGGGCTGCGGCTGCTCTGGAGATCGTAGAGATGCGGAAGAAGGGCCATCCTGCTCCGATCAGCAGCCTGCCCGTCATTAGATCGATGAAGCAGCGCAGCAAGATGACGAGCGAGGAGCAGGCTCTGCTCAGGGGGTTCTACGCCGGCGCTTCCTGGGCTCATCAGGCCCTACTACAGGAGAAGGCTAACCCGGACTGGCTCTCGTCTCTGGCTCACGAGTGGAGGGAGAGCAAGCGTGACCTCTAGCGTCGACGTGGTGATCGAATACCACGGAGGGGCGTGGGCGATGGAGGGCAAGACCTATGCCTCTTTTGGCATAGCGCAGGATGATCTGCGCTCTAGGTACCCTCGAGTAGGAGCTCCTAGGCGCTCTGTGACGGCCAACGGGTCGATCGCCTTCGTCGTTACCGCCTGGCTACCAAAACCCCATGCTAGCCTATAGCCATGGCTGAATCTCCCATCCTTTCCTGCTGCGTAGCGCCAGAGATCAAGGCAGAGGTAGAGCGCATCGCCGCCGAGCGCGGTTGGTCCAAGAGCTTCACGACCGCTCGACTGCTGGCCAAGGCTCTGCGAGACATCGACCAGCAGGTGCGAGACGGCTTCACCGAGGTCAAGATCTGACTTGATAGGTTGAAGCATCAACTGAACCCGACCGTCACGGTCACCCTGGGATACTGCGCTTGGGCGTCATCTCTCCGGGTGGCTGGTAACGGCGGGTCTTCGGACCCGCCGTTACTGTTTTAGGAGCACCATGAGCAACGACGACGAACAGAAGCTGGGAGGCGAGCCGCCTCTGGGAGGCGGCAAGCGCGAGAAGCACGGCCTCTATCGCAAGAACCTTACCGAGGACGAGAAGGCGCTGTTCGACCATCTCGTCACCGACCCGGACTTCGACGACCTCCGTCGAGAGATCGCCCTCGTGCGGCTCACCATCGAGAGATGCGCGGCCGCCGTGATGACCGGTAGCGAGTGGCGCGTGCCGCTCCAGGTCATGCCCCAGTACATCGAGAAGCTGATCAAGCTCATCGAGCGCATGCGCCCGCAGGCTCAGCGCGTCGTGCTGGAAGATCACCTCGACACCGCCTTGAGCGAGATGCTCAACGAGGAGGCCGCTGCCCGGCTGCTGCAGAAGCAGAACGCTTCTGAGCCGGACGAGGCAAAGTGACCCAGGACGAGACGCTCGACGACTGGTTCCGCAAGCGCCTCAAGATGCGCGTGCCGAACCTGGCCGTCTGCGAGCACCACGATCCCCCGTTTCAGATGTTCGCCGATGCGTTCTTCGAGCGAGCTCCCCAGATCATCGGACTGGCCTGTCGTAATGGCGGAAAGTCGATCGGCGTCGCTGGACTCAACCTCGCCGAGATGAGCCTCAAGCCCAACTGCGGCATCGTCAGCCTCGCCGGCAACCTCGCCCAGGCCAAGCGTGGTCACGATCACGTTAAGAACATGCTGAGGCGAGACCCTGGGCTCAGCTCAAAGCTGGCCGGCAACCCGCTGTCCACCAAGACGGAGTTCGTCAACGGCTCTTCGCTGGAGATTCTCCCGGCCTCGGAGCGGTCGGTGCACTCTCCACACGTTCCCAAGCTGCGCATCGACGAGGTCGACCTGGTGGCCCCCGAGATCTACCAGGGTGCCCTGTCCATCCCGATTACGACCGGCATGGTGCGCTCAGGCATCGTGATGACGTCCACGCGCTTCAAGGCCTACGGCATGATGTACCACGTCGTAGAGGAGTCCCAGGGCAAGGACAACGTGATCGTGCGCCAGTGGTGTGTGCGCGAGGTGGTCAAGCGATGCCCGTATCGCTACGACCAGTGCCCGATGAAGGCGTGCGAGGGGTTCTGCGATGGCAAGTGGTGCAAGAAGGCCACGGGCTTCTACGAGATCGACGACGTCTACGCCAAGTACCTGACGATGGACCAGGAGACCTGGGAGACGCAGTGGCTCGTCGAGAAGCCGTCTCGTCAGGGCCTCGTCTACGACACCTTTGGCCCACACCACGTGGTCAAGGAGGAGGATCTGCCTCCCTACCTGCGCATCGAGGAGTTTCGCCATAAGGACCAGACGGTGTTGGACCCTCGCATCAGGCCGGCGTGGAACCAGCGATTCGAGTGGTTTGCGGGGGTCGACTGGGGATATGAGGATCCGCTGGTCGTACTGCTAATGGCTCGCACGCCCAACGACGACATCTACGTTATCGACGAGATGTACATTCGGCATCAGGCGCCGAGCGAGGCCGCCAGGAGGGTGGTTGATCGCTTTCCGATGCTGGTGGTTCGACTCAACGACGAGACGTATAGCGAGCACGAGATCGCCCCCGTATTTTGTGATCCGTCTGACCCTGCTGCGGTGCGCGAGTTTCAGATGTCCAATCTGGTCACGATGGCGCGCGCCTACCAGATTCAGGAGGGCGTCTCGCTGATTCGGCGTTTCCTCAAGCCTCCTGGTCAGGATGCCCCAAAGCTGTTTGTGCACGAGCGATGCGTGCAGCTTCGCGGCGAGCTCAATCGGTATCACATCAAGGAGAACACGGACAAACCGGCCGACGAGGACAACCATGGTCCAGATGCCCTACGCTACGCAATCCAGGGCACGTTCGTGCCGCGACCCGAGGTTATCAGCTCGACTCTCAAGTGGGAACCACCTCAGACTCCCATCTCCCCGGACCTAGACATCCAGATTCCCGGTCTCGGCGATCTGTAACCCTGATAGGATACGCACATGCCAAAGCGCTCTGCTAAGCAGCTGCATGACTCCAAGCAAGAAGTCGCCAGCGCACTGGATGAGATGCTCGACGAGGTAGACCACGCTGTAGTCAAAGCATCTACGCCAGAAGAGTTCTCGATGCTCGTCGAGAGCGCGCTTGATCAAATCAATCAGCGCCTCGACTACCTGACCTGGCAGCCGATCGTCGAGAACCGCTCGGATCTTGCGGAGCTGCCGATGGAGGAGCGACGCAAGCTGATCCGCATCGCGCGTCAGTTCTGGGTCAAGGATCCGCTGATGCACCAGGCGGTCTCGCTGACCACAAACTACACGTTCGGCGAGGGACTGCGCTACGCATCTAACATCGAGGACGTGGCGGTTGAGATCGAGAGCTTCTGGACGGACGAGGACAACCAGCTTGAGCTCACGGCCTTCCAGGCGCAGGAGCAGAAGTCCAACGAGCTGCAGGTAGACGGCGAGATCTTCTTCGTGCTGTTCGTCGACGAGGACTACCGCGTCAAGGTCCGAACGCTACCGCCCGAGGAGATCACGGAGATCATCTGTTCCCCAGATGATCACCGACGTCCGCTCTACTACCAGCGAAAGTACGCACCCGTTACCTTTGACATGAGTCGTCAGAGCTGGAAGACCGGAACGACGCAAACCAGGTACTACGCCGACTGGCGCAACTACGCGCCGGGCAAGTGGGGTGAGTTTGATCGCGGCGTCAAGCTGCAAGAGGGCTTGATCTACCACGTGGCCCTCAACCGGATCTCGTGGCAGAAGCGCGGCTACACCGAGATGTACCCGGCGCTCGACTGGGCCAAGGCGCATCGCCAGCTGCTGCAGGACTGGGTGACGATCGTCAAGGCTTACTCGACGCTCGCGTGGAAGGCCAAGATCAAGGGCGACGATCCACGCGACTTCGAGCGCGTGCGTCAGCGCCTCAAGGCCATGATGCCGTCGTTCAACACGCAGGAGGACGTACCCTGGGCGCCTTCTGGGACGGGTGGCGTGCAGGTAGAGAACGACGACGTCACGCTGAGTCCCATCAAGACCTCTGGCATGGCTACCAGCCCCAGCGATGCCCGCGAGATTCGCCTCATGGCGGGAGCCGGCATGGGCATCATGGAGCACTACTTCGGCGATGCCGGCAACGCTAACCTCGCGACCGCCACCGCCATGGAGCTTCCGATGCTCAAGAAGTTCGCGGCGCGCCAGCGGCTCTGGGAGAGCGTCTACTCCAACATCCTGTCTTACGTTGTCGCCAAGGGCATCGAGGCCGGTCGCATCGACTCAGTAGAGCTCAGCGAACATACCGATGATAACGATCGCATCGTAAGCCGTCGACTGATCTCAGAGAACAACCAGCAGATCGTTACCGTCAAGGCTCCGCCGATCCTGCGCGCTGACCTCAAGCAGGTGTCGGACGCCATGGACACGCTGACCAAGGCAGGCCTGGTTCCAGTACGCGAAGCGGCACGTTACGCCATGAACGCGATGGATCTTCCCAACACCGAGGCCATCTTGTCGCAGCTCGATCACGAGGGAGCAGACCAGATCACGGCAGTTCACCTGCCGCCAGTATCTCTCAACGGCCAGCCTCAAGCCGCCGCCGCCGCCGCCCAGCCGGGCGAGGGTAGCGGTTCGCTTCCCGAGGACAAGCCGGCCGTAGTCACTCCCGGAACGCCCACCCCTCCCGGCACATCTGCTGCCTCTACCCCCTCCGCGTCCTACTAGGAGTAGCCCGTGAGTCCGGCCGACATCCAGATCATCCTGCACCGTCTCGATCAGCTAGAGGCAACCCTCAAGGAGATCCACACCGAGGTAAAGCGCACTAACGGGCGCGTGACCAAGCTCGAGACCAACGTGGCAAAGCAGGAGGCTGCCGAGCAGGCCACAGACGAGCTGATGATGGAGATGAATCGTAGAGGGCGCATGACTAGGCAGCAGATCGTACAGATGATTGGCACCGTGATCGCGGGAGGTCTTCTGGCGCTCATGGTCTGGTTTGTTGGGCACTCGGTAAACTGATGGCAGATCTAGTTCCCCCAGCTGGCGTACGCGCTGCTGCCAAGCGTGGCATCGCGCTCGTGCAGGCTGGCAAGGCCGGCGACGGCTTTATGCCAGCGACGCTCGAGCGAGCGCACAAGATCGCCAACGGCGAGCGCCTCACGCCCGCGCACGTCAAGCGCATGCACTCCTTCTTTTCTCGACACGCAGTTGACCGCAAGCCCGACTGGGGCAAGGCGGGTAGCGAAACACCTGGCTACGTCGCCTGGATGGCATGGGGCGGAGATCCCGGCGCCTCCTGGTCGGCCAAGGTAGCCCGACAACTCAAGGACAACCCCATGCGCGAGCAGCACACCATGACGATCGAGCAGACGGACTACGACCTGCTGCTCGACGAGACCGAGGCTCAGATGCTCGAGGTGATCCTCAGCGATCTGGCTCCCTACACCACGTTGACCGAGGACCACGCCGACGGCAGCGATGAGTTTCAGATGATCGCCACCGCGGCCCGCTCCGTAGCGCAGTCGATGGCAGACGAGGCAACCGCCAACGGAGATGCCGAGAACGCAGCGCAGTTCGACGCCATGGCCCAGCAGCTCACGGACATGCTGCGCCGCGTGATGCAGATCGACGCCGCGGAAGACCAGGCTGAGCAGGCCGCCGCGTCCACGTACGAGGACGGGCACGGGGCCGTCTCCGAGGACGCCGGCATCGACCCGCTCGAGTTGATGATGAACGACGGTCCGCAGGAGGACGGCGAGGACTACTCGCGCTACAACGATCGCCAGATCGCTCAGATCCACAGCACCGAGGACGTCGTCGAGGAGTTTGGGCAGTACGATCAGGGCACGAGTGCCGACGGAGCTCACTACGCGCCGGGTGACAAAAATCCCTTCAAGGCGGAGGGACTCGTGTGCCAGCACTGCGAGTTCTTCGAGGCCGGAGCGTGCGAGGTCGTCGCCGGACAGATCGACCCCGAGGGCATCTGCAAGTTGTGGGTGATTCCCGAAGATCAGCTCGCACAGTGACCGACGAGATCTACATCGAGGCGAAGGGCGAGCGAAAGTCTACTCCTGCAAAGCCCAGCGAGCGAGTCCATGGTTCCAAGCGCAACCCCCGAGGTTCTGCGTCAAACGGACAAGCCGTTACCTTCACGCCAGAGGTCACCAAGGCGCTGCGGGCCAAGGTGGCCGAGCACAACTCCGGCGGCAAGTACCGCACGACCCTCGCCGCTCTCAAGGCGGTGTACCGACGCGGCGCCGGCGCCTTCTCCACCAGCCATCGGCCCGGCATGACTCGCAACCAGTGGGCGATGGGACGCGTCAACGCCTTCCTGTATCTACTGAACCACGGCTCGCCCGAAAACACTAAGTACGTCACCGACAACGATCTTCTGCCGCTCAACCATCCTCGCGCTAGCTCCGAGCGCCCGACGGCTGAGGTAGACGATGGCACACACGCTACTATCTTTCACATCGAGGACTCCATGGACATCTCTGAGGCCACCGACGGCCGACCTCTGATTCAGCAGCTCCCCGAGCTGTTGGCCAACGTGGTGACCATGTACCACCTGACGCACGGCGCGCACTGGACGGTCAAGGGACAGGACTTCGCGCAGTACCACGAGCTATTTGGCGAGATCTACGAGGACGTCTTCGACTCCATCGACACGATCGCCGAGTTCATGCTCAAGCTGGGCTACGACACGCCGTACTCGATGACAGACCTCGTGGCGATCCGCACGCTGCAGGACCCCGCTGACCCCGCCGACGGCGAGTCGTCGCTGGCTCAGATGGTGCTCAGCATCAACGACTTCGTGCTGGTGCAGCTGATGGCCATCTTCGATCAGGCTACGGCTGAGAATCAGCAGGGCATCGCCAACTTCCTCGCCGAGCGCATCGACATGCACCAGAAGTGGGCCTGGCAGCTACGCGCGTCGCTGGGCATCCAGAGCGAGGACGTCGCGGAGGCCGACGGCGTATACAAGACCGACATGGGAATGAGGTTCCCCGCGTCCGCCTACGCCTACGTTCCTGACCCACAGAAGCCCTCGACCTGGAAGATGCGCCTCTGGGAGGACCCCTCCAAGAAGGTCACGCGCGCCTCGATCGCTCGCGCCGCCATGGCGCTGAGCCCCAGCGGGTTCCGCGGCAACCAGGTGCAGCTGCCCAAGGGTGAGGTCGCGGCTGTGCGCAGCAAGGTCGCCGCCGCCTGGAAGTCGGTGCACACCAGCGGCGAGAAGATGCCCGCGCACCTCGCGGAGGGCAGCGATCTCGAGCTCGCGCTGGCGGAGGGCCTCTCCGCCTCGATGCGCAAGCGTCACGCCACCGTCGTTCGCACGCTGCCTAGCGGCGCGAAGGAGTACAAGTTCCCCATTCCCGACAAGGCCCACGCTCGTGCCGCCCTGTCGTACGTCCACCGTTCTGACCTGACCGCCGCGGAGCGAGCCAAGGTGATCCGCAAGGCTCACAAGGTGCTCGGCACCCCCATCGGCACTGGAGCTAGCAAGATGAGCGAATCTGTTGGTACACTTTCCGATGTGCCAAACGAGATCACTTCCAACGAGCAGGACTTCGCCGAGGCGATCAACCCGTCCTCGGACTCCGTGCTCAACAAGAACGAGATGGTCGTCACGATCATCACTCCTGGGCTCAACCGCTCGGGTTCGCGCTACTACCCGTCCGATGCCATCGCCGAGGCGATCAACAACGGCATGTTCGACGGGCGCAAGATGTTCGTCAACCACGCTTCGGCCAGCGAGATGCGAGATCGGCCCGAGCGCAGCCTGACGGACTGGGTCTCCACCATCAAGGAGACCTGGATCGACCCTCAGACCGGCGCCGCGCAGGCGCGCATCAAGATCGTGCAGAACTGGTTCGGAGACTTTCTGAAGCAGTTGCAGGAGAACGATGCCCTGCCTGACGTCGGCCTTTCGATCTTCGCGCAGGGCCAGGTCCAGCGCAAGAAGGTCGACGGTCGCTTGACCGACGTGGTCGAGCGCTTCACCCGAGCTCTCAGCGTCGACTGGGTCACCGAGCCTGGTGCCGGTGGCCGCGTCGATGCCATCTGGGAGTCCTATCAACCCGCACGAGCCAAGGAGCTGGAGATCAACGTGCTCAACACCATGACGGTGACCGACGCGGTCACCACGCTGCGCGAGCAGCGCCCTGACATCATCGAGGTTCTCGAGGCCGACAACGGTCGCGTCGAGGAGCTCGCCACTCGCGTCGCCGAGCTGGAGGCCGAGATCGCCGAGCGCGACGCCAAGCTGGTCGAGGCCGCCGAGCAGGCCGCCAAGGCCGAGCAGGACGTGCTGGTGACCGAGGCCCTCACGGCCGCCGAGCTGCCGACCGCCGCCGCTGACCGCGTTCGCGCGAGCATCGTCGAGCCCATCCTCGCCGAGGATCACACGCTCGACCGCGAGGCCGCTGAGGCCAAGGTCAACGAGCTGATCGAGGCCGAGAAGGCATACGCCGAGCAGATCCTGAGCGAGGCTCGTCCGGCTTCCGCCGGCCGAGGCATCTCGGGTCTCGGTGACCGCCACGAGGTCGCTCCGACGACGACCATCGACAAGGTCGAGAGCGACATCGCCCGCCGCATGGGCATCAAGGGCGCCGAGTAAGCATGTCGCGTCAGCCCAAGAACGCGAAGACGGAGCCCGTCGTCGAGGCCACCGAGCCCGTCGTCGAGCCCGTTGCAGCGGAGCCGACCGAGCCCGTCGCGGCTCCGGCTCAGGCGCCCCAGCGGACGAGCGTTCAGCGCGTCGTCTACAAGCAGATCGAAGGCCGAGCTAGCGTCGGTCAGTTTCTCACGGTGATCGTCATGGAAGACCAGACGGTCACGCTCGAGCTCGACGTTCCCAAGGAGGTCGCCGCTGACGTGGCGGCCGCCCTGGTGGCGCTCGAGTCCCCCCTCTACGTCATCCAGCCGGTCTAACCGGCTACTCCAAGGAGACCCCGCCAACATGGCAGCAAACTACAAGTACACCGGCAAGCGCATCAAGGTCGTTGCCGCCGCCGCCCGCACCTCGGGATCGGTTGTCGCGGACGTTCTCGCCGCTGGTGGCAGCAAGCAGGTCGCGGGGGTGGCTCTGTCCACCTGCTCGACCGGCGACACCTACACGATCGCCGTGGGCGGCGTGTACAACGTCACGGTGCCGGCATCGTGCGCCGCGGGCACCCTGCTCTACGCGCCGGGCAACACCGGCGGCCCGACGGCCGGCAACGTGGTTCTCACGGCTACGGCCACCAGCAACACGCTGTTCGGCAAGACCCTCACGAGCGCGGACTCCTCCAACAAGGCCGACGTTCTCATCCTCGAGCCGCGGTACTAGGAGCACGAATGGCCAAGAACTTCAAGAACCACGGCGATCGGATCAAGCTGTACGCAGCTGACGATCGCACCGCAGGTCACCTGGTCGCCGACTGCGTGACCGAGAACACCTCTCGCCGAATGGCGGGCATCGCCCTGGCGAACGCCAAGGAGGGCGACTACTACTGGGTCGCCATCTCTGGGGTCTACAACATCGCCCTGCCGGGCGACGTCGAGGCCGGTCGCGAGCTCTTCTACGAGGACAACGGCTGGCACGGCCCGTACGCCAGCAACGACGTCGACCTCACGACCGACCACCAGGACCACATCCCCTTCGGCAAGACGCTGTCGGACCCGATCTACGACGAGATCACCGATCGCTACTACGCCGACGTGCTGCTCTACCCGCCGATCTACCCGTATAGCGATGCGATCGGCGACGACATGACTGGCGGCGACGCGGCCTAAGTGGCAGCGCTCAACGCTCATCCCGCCCACCTCGGGCACCCTCTGACCATCGTGGTGGAAGCAGCTTCCACCCACTTTCCCGCACTAGGCGAGAAGGAGTAACACACCCATGCGTCTCATGGACAACCTGCGCGAGATCGTGGAGGCCAAGCGGGCCATCCATGACGATCCGTTCCTCGCCGAGTCGGCGGGAGTCTCGGACTTCGCGAACATCCTCGGCTCGAACATGTACCGCACGCTGATCTCGGTGTACGGCGAGGTCCCTAACCCCTGGCGCTCGTACTCGCGCGTCTCGACGGTCTCGGACTTCCGCACCAACGATCGCATCGCCGGTTCGGACGCTGAGGGTCTGCTCGACCTCGGCCCCGGTGGCTCGGGCGTGTACGTCGACTCGAAGCTGACGGAGCAGAAGTACAGCATCCGCGCCGCCACGAAGGGCCGCTCGTTCTCGGTCACCCGCCAGGCGATCGTCAACGACGACCTGAACTTCCTGACGCAGCAGCCGGCCCGCTTCGGCCGCGCCGCGGCCCGCACGCTGGCCACGGACATCGCCGTCAACACCATCGAGGCCAACCTCCCGGCCTACGACGGCACGTCGCTGTTCCACTCGGACCACTCCAACCTGCTCACGGGCGGCAGTTCGACGCTGACGATCGACAACCTCAACCAGGCGAAGGTCACCATCAACCGCGCCCGCTTCGAGGGCGTCCTGATGGGCCTCCAGGCCAAGTACCTGGTCGTTCCGCCGGAGCTCGAGGCGACCGCTCGCGTCATCCTCAACTCCGACTGGATCCCGGCCCCGGGCAACCGCGTCGGCAACATGAACCCGATGATGGGCTCGCTCGAGCTGGTCGTCGACCCGTACCTCACGTCCTCGACGAGCTGGTACGTGTTCGCTGACCCGGCGGATGTCCCGGTCATCGACGTGGCCTTCCTCAACGGCAAGGACACGCCGGACCTCCTCGTCCAGCGCCCCGAGTACCGCATGGTCACGGGCGGCGGCGAGGACGACTTCCTCCACGGCGAGTTCGACGAGATGCGCTACGCGGTCCGCTTCGACTACGGTATCTCCGTCGGCCTCTTCCAGGGTGCCTTCAAGGGCGCGGGCGCGTAGTCCACTCCCTCACCTGTTCGGCAACGGGGCGGTCTTCGGACCGCCCCGTTGTGCTTTGTAAGGAGTTGCGTGAAAGGCGCCAGCTTGGCACATTTCCGCTCGCGCCCCTGATACACTCCCTTGGCAACTCTCTCGGAGGTAAGTAGATGAGCACCATCAGCCCCAAGGTCACCGCCAGCGCTCTGGCAGCGGCCGTCGTTTCGATTCTCGTGTGGATTGCGTCCACCGCCGGCGTTGATCTTCCCGTAGCCGTGCAGGGCGCGCTCATGGTCATCGTGGTCTTCGCGGCCGGTTACCTCAAGATGGATCCGAAGCGCTCGTGATCAAGACTCTTCATCTCAGCTCGCCGGCGATGAGCGGCACGGGCGTCAAGCAGGCGCAGCGGCGTCTCACCGACGCCGGCTACTACGGCGGCAAGGTAGACGGCATCTACGGTCCGGTGACCGGGGCCGCCGCCAAGCACGCTCGGTGGGCGCTCGGCTACGCCGACAAGAACGTCAGTCGCCGCTACGACCAGGGACTGGACGACTTTCTTAGCGGCGCACGCAAGCCCACCGTTCTGATGGGGCAGCGCGCTAAGCAGCGCTCCAAGCAGATCGCGGCCAGCGCGGGGGTCGGCAGCCGCGCCGCCGAGCGCATGGTCGGCTGGTACAAGTTGGGTTGGCGCGAGCAGCCCGCTGGCTCCAACGTCGTGCCGCAGCTGCAGGCCTTCGCCAAGCGCCTCGGACTTGCCAGCTACTACGTCGACATGGGCTTCGCCTGGTGTGGCTTCTCGGTGTTCACGAGCGCGCTCGCAGAGGGCTCCAAGGCCGCCAAGGCTGGTCTGCTCGAGGGCAAGTTCAACGCTCTGTATACGCCCGAGATCCGCACGACGGCCGCGGCCTGCCGTTTCTGGCTCAAGCAGGTCAGCCTGCGCCAGATCCAGCACGGCACGATGCTGGAGTTCGACTTCGGTGGCTCGAACGGTACCGAGGTCGATCACGTCGGCTACGCGCTCGGTGCCCCGGGCGAGGCGGTTGAGGTCGACGGAAAGATGCTCAAGCCCAAGAAGAGCGAGGTCGTGACGGTCGAGGGCAATACCTCGTACGACGACGCCGGCTCGCAGTCGAACGGTGGCTGCGTGGCGGTCAAGATTCGCCCTCTGTCGGTCATTCGCGTCGCCATCGAGATCGCCTGATCACCTAAGGCGCGCTAGAATGGGGAGACACCCCACCAGGAGGCCTCTGCGTGGCTGACTTTCCCAGCAGCGTAACTGACGAACCCACTACCATCGCGGATGGCCTGACGATTCTGGCCAGTCACGTCGATCTGCTGTGGAAAGAGGTCGTCTCGGTAGAGCACGAGCTGCTGGGTACCGGAAGCGGATTTACGCTGTCCCTGAAGCAGGCGGCGTCTGCCGACAACGCGGTCACCTCGAAGGTGGTAGGGGACACCTATCCGCGCATGGCCGTGACGGCCGCCGGCGCTCACTCCTGGGGCACCGGCGCAGCCGCAGCCGACGTCTCGCTGGCTCGCAGCGCAGCTCGCACGCTGACCCTCACGGGTCGCGCTATCGTCGCCAACGCTCAGGCCAACGAGGTTCCGGTGGTGGTGCAGGGCGCCACCTCGCAGAGCGCCGATCTCATTCGATGGACGGACTCGTCTAGCACCACGCTGGCGTCGGTCTCCGCCTCTGGCGCCATCAGCGCGTCAGCGCTAAGCGCCAGCGGAGCGCTGAGCGCCGGCGCCGCTAGCGTCTCGTCGCTGAGCGTTTCGGGAACCTCGACGCTGACCGGTAACGTCGTCGCCAACGGCTCTCTGACCATCTCTGGTACGACCGCGGGCGCCGCCTTTACTGGCACGACGATGGCGTTGTCGTCGACGCTTTCCACCGGCGGCAAGGCTACGCTCAACTCGCTCGAGGCAGGATCCTCCTCGGCCACCTCGCTCAGCGTCAGCGGCACCTCTACGCTGGCGAGCGTCAGCGCCTCCTCGCTGTCTACGTCGGGCAACGCCTCCGTAGGCGGTACGCTCGACGTCACGGGAACCTCGACGCTGCCATCTATCACGTCGACGACGCTCACGGGAGGTAGCGCTACCCTCAGCGGCACGCTAGGCGTAACCGGCACCAGCACGCTGGGCGCGCTGGGGGCCGGAGCAACGACGCTCAGCAGCCTGACCGTATCGGGAGCAACTTCCTCCCAGGGCGTCTCGACCACTACGCTTTCTACCAGCGCGGCGGCAACGCTCGCGTCTTTGACGGTTAATGGAACTACGCAGTTCAAGGACAACGTTTCCTTTGACGCGTCCAAGACCCTTACCGTAGGTACGGGCGCCACCGCGTTAGGCGGCACCCTGACCGTCGCTGGTGTCACTACTCACAACGGTAACGTCTCGGTCTCCGGCACCAAGACGCTGACCGTCGGCACCGGCGCAACCAGCCTCGGTGGAGCGCTCACCGTGACGGGAGCATCTGCTCTCAACGGTGACGTCACCGTAGGTAGCAACAAGACGCTGACGGTAGGCACCGGAGCTACGACGCTGGGCGGAGCGCTCGGCGTTACGGGAACCTCTACGCTCGGCGTGGTTAGCGCCGGAGCTACCTCAGTCACTACCCTAAGCGCGTCGGGTACCAGCACCCTCGCGGGCGTCGCAGCCGCTTCCGTAACCACGACGGGAGCGATTAGCGTAGGCACTACGCTGGGCGTCACAGGCACCTCTACCCTGGCGGCCGTCGGAGCCACTAACGGCACCTTCTCGGGTACCCTGAGCGTCACTGGCACCAGCACCATGGGGGTCGTTAGCGCTCAGGCTACGACGCTCGACAGCCTGACCGTCACCAACTCCAGCACGCTGGCCTCCCTGAGCGCCACGACCATCACGGGCTCCAGCAACGCCTCGGTGGGCGGCACGCTGACGGTTACCGGTACGAGTTCCTTCAACGGCAACGTGAGCATTAGCGGCACCAGGACGCTGACGGTCGGTACGGGCGCGACCACGCTGGGAGGCGCGCTGAGCGTTAGCGGCGACACGACCCTGTCTGGCTACGTGCGCGCCACCTCCCAGGGCTTGAGCACCAAGACCAAGGCCGGAGCGCCGGTAGACGGTGACTTTGCCACGACTCCCGTGGATGGTACCCTGGTGGTCGACACAAACAACTCTCAGCTCTACCTGCGGGCCAACGGCGCCTGGGTAGGCACCCAACCTCAGTACACGCAGGCCTTCATGATGATGGGGGCATAGGAGCGACATGGCAACTACCTATCAGGTTCTCGGCCAGGTATCTCTGGCCTCGACGACGGAGGCCTCCCTCTACAACGTCTCGAACACCTCTGGGGCCGCAGCCGTGGCCTCCTCGCTGACCGTGGCCAACCTCAGCACAGTCGATCTGACCTTTCGCGTGCGCGTCGCGGTCGGCAACGCCGCCTCGGCGGACAAGCAGTGGCTGTTCTACGACAACACCGTCTACGCCAAGAGCACGCTGAGCATGACCCTGGGCATGACCCTGGGCCAGAACGACTACGTCTACGTCTCTAGCACGACAGCTACCGCCAGCAACAAGCTCGCCTTCAACCTCTTCGGCTCCGTCCTCTCGTAGTCCGGCTAGCGCGTCGTGTCGAAGTTCCTCAACACCCTCCGGGGGCTCCTCTTCGGCGACGAGTCCGACTCCGCGATCAGCGCGGGCGTCCACGGGGAGACGGGACCGCGCGTCAACATCGAGGCCTCGGGCCGGATCACGTGGGGCGACGGCACGACGGAGAGCGGCGACGTCTCGCTCTACCGCAGCGGCGAGCAGGAGGTCGAGGTCGACCACAAGCTCGCCGTGGGCGAGACGATCACCGTGCACGGGGTCGAGATCGACCCGGCGGGTGCGACCGAGCTCCAGGCGCTCGTCTACGACGGCACCGCCTTCACGCCGAGCACGATCGCCGGGCCCACGGGCGCCACTGGTCCCACCGGCAGCACCGGTGCGGCGGGACCCACGGGCGCCTACGGCCTCAAGGGCGACAAGGGCGACATCGGCGACACCGGCCCCACGGGCCCCATGGGCGACACTGGTCCCGCCGGCTACGTCGGCTCCGACGGCGCTACCGGCCCCACGGGTGAAGTTGGCCCGACGGGCGATACCGGAGCCACTGGCGCCACGGGTCCAGCGCCCTCTTATGAGTACAAGGGCGTCTGGCAGTCTCTCTACTACATCCTCGTTGATGACCTTTGGCGCTATGGGGATACGATCTATCGTTGCATTCAAGAGCATGGCTACCCCGGGGTCGAGCCAACCGTAGCGGGCGACTGGGCCTCCTACTGGGTTGCCTACGCTCCGGTGTTGCCCGGTTCGACTGGTCCGACCGGTCCCACGGGTGCTACGCCCTCCTATCGGTACGTTGGTGTCTTCAGTGCGGCGTTTGCGGGCACCTACGTGCCGGGCGATCTCGTTCTATACGCACCGAACTCAACGATCTATCGTTGCATTCAAACGACGAGTTATCCCGCCCTTGAGCCTACCGTGGATATGTTCTGGGAAAGCTATTGGGTGGCTTATGGCCCCGGCATCACGGGTTCTACTGGTCCTCAGGGAGACACCGGCCCCACGGGCATCGCAGGTCCCACGGGTGACGTTGGTGCTACGGGCGCTACCGGCGAGGCGGGTCCGACGGGTGATACCGGACCCCAAGGTCCTACGGGTGATCAGGGAGGCAACGGTCCGACGGGGCCTCAAGGGGCGCAGGGCGAAACCGGCCCGACCGGTCCAATCGGTCCGCAGGGCACCGCGGGAGCGACCGGTCCGCAGGGCATCACCGGCCCTCAGGGTGTCCAGGGCGCTACCGGACCGACCGGTCACACCGGACCACAGGGACAGCAGGGCATCACGGGCCCGACGGGCGCCCAGGGTCAGACGGGACCGCAGGGCGTCGTCGGCCCCACCGGCGAGCAGGGCCCGACCGGTCACACGGGCGCGCAGGGCAACGTCGGTGACACCGGCCCCACGGGCCCCATGGGCGACACCGGCCCGACCGGTTGGACGGGCGCCACCGGAGCCACGGGCGCTACGGGCCCCGCGGGCTCCACTAACGCGCACGACGCGGTCGACACCGCCACGATCACCACGCTCGCCCAGAGCCCGACCTACACGGCCGGCACCATCGACGCCATGGGCGGGTACGGCGTGGGCGCGCGCCTCGACGCGACCATCAACGGCGCGCTCGTGGTCGACGGGCACTCTGCCACCGCGGGTGACCGCGTGCTCGTCAAGAACCAGACAGACGCAAAGCAGAACGGCATCTACGATGTCACCAACGCGGGCTCCGCGGGCACCAAGTGGCGCCTCACCCGCTCGTCCGACGGCGACAACTCGCAGGCCAACGAGGTGCAGCAGGGCGACTTCGTGCTCGTCGTCGAGGGATCGCAGGCCGGTCACACCTACATGCTGACCACCCATGGCTCCGGCGGCCTCAACGGGCAGATCGTCATCGGCACCGATGTCCTCAACTGGACGCAGGTCGCCGGCGTAGGTCCGACCGGTGCGACCGGCGCCACGGGCGCGGGCGGCGCGCTGGGCTACTACGGCTCGTTCTACGACACGACCAACCAGTTCGCCTCCAGCACCACCACCGCGTACCCGATCGGCATCAACACGACCTCCCCCAAGGCTGGTGGCGGTTACGACGCGAACGGCGTGAGCATCGCCAACGGCACCAAGGTGCTCTTCGCGCACGCGGGCACCTACAACATCCAGTTCTCGGTGCAGTTCGTCAACACGGCGACGGCGATCTACAACGCCAACCTGTGGATCCGCTCGGGCAACGGTGCGGGCACGGCGGGCACCGACGTGCCGTACTCGACCGGGCAGATCACCGTGCCCGCCAAGCACTCGGGCGTAAACGGTCAGACGATCAGCTCGTGGAACTACGTGATGACGCTCGCCGCCGACGACTTCATCGAGTTCTGGTGGCAGACCGAGAACACCGCGATCAGCATCGAGACCGTCGCGGCCGGCTCGACGCCGACGACGCCGATCACCCCCTCGATCATCGTCACCGCGCAGCAGGTCATGTACACCCAGCTCGGTCCTACCGGGGCGACGGGTCAAACGGGCGCCACCGGGCCGACCGGCTGGACGGGTCCCCAGGGCCTACAGGGCGTCACGGGTGCCACCGGCGCAACGGGCGACACCGGCCCCACCGGATGGACCGGACCGCAGGGCAACGCGGGCGCTACCGGATCGCAGGGTGACACCGGCCCCACGGGCCCCATGGGCGACACCGGCCCGACCGGTTGGACGGGCGCCACCGGAGCCACGGGCATCACGGGCCCTACGGGCTGGACGGGATCGCAGGGCGTCACGGGCCCTACCGGTCGGACAGGGGCTACGGGCGCTACGGGCGCTGCCAGCACAGTTGCG